TTACATTGGCCCAGTTATTATTCTTTAAGTTTCCGTCTACATTGAACACAACACTCTGTTCTGGAAACTTAAATTTGAAATTGCATTTCTCGCAGTTTGCTTTTTTCTTATAGCCCGATCTTGCCCAAGCCGGCGGGGTCGGCTTTAATTTACGCCCTTTTCGGATACAGCTAGCACAACTATTTCGATAATGGGTAACACCATCTTTAACATAGTTAACAGCAACCGGATTAGTATGGCATACAGGACATAATTTACGTTCTAGCATATACCTATTTATTGCAAAACCTTTGCCAAGGCACCTGTAGTAGTGCCTTTTTTCCTTTTTAAACTAAATATTCATAACATGTATTATAAAGGAATATAACCATGGCACTAGTTTCACCAGGAATTCAAATTTCCATTAATGACCAAAGCCAATATGTAAATTCAAATGTTGGCTCTGTCCCATTGGTACTATTAGCAACAGCACAAGACAAAACATATAACAATAGCCCAGCAGTTGGCACAAGCAAAGCAAACGCAGGTAAACTACTATCTTTTACTAGTCAACGTGATTTAGTAACAGCATTGGGAACTCCAAAGTTCCAATTAAGCTCCGCAGGTACACCAATTAATGGTAGCGAATTAAACGAATACGGTTTGTTAACCGCATACAGCGCACTAGGTTTAGGTAACCAATTGTATGCAATTCGTGCAGATATTGACCTAGCACAGTTAACTGGTACTTCAGTTCGTCCAGCTGGTAAGCCAGCTGATGGCCAATTATGGTTAGACACAGGAAACAGCGAATTCGGTATCTACGAACTAGATAACACATCTGCAACTCCTGGATTTGTACACGAAACTCCAATCGTTATTACAGATGTTTCTAAAGTTACTTACGGTACATACGTAGGGGCAAGCGGATCTACTTCAAACGTTACAACCCCAAAACCATCAGTTGGTAAGCCCGGTGATTATGCATTAGTTGCAGTTAGTCAAACAACATTACCAGTTGGTTATATTCGTTTGTTTAACAAAACTAACAGTTCAGCAGTTGCTAGCGGAAGCGGTGGTCCTGGATCAAACACATGGGTACAAGTAGGTAGCCCAGAGTGGCAACTATCACGCCCTGTAGTTACAGGTTCTGCAACAAACCCAACACTAACGTTAACAGCAGGTTCTAGTACAGTATCTGTTAACGGTACAACAGTTACATTTAACACAGCAACCGTTGCTGCATTGGCAGCAGCAGTTAATGCAGCAAGTATCACTGGTGTTAAAGCACAAGTAAACAATGGCAAATTGTCATTCTATGTAACAAGCTCTGCTTCTAGTTCAGGCAGCGGCGCTGATGGCAAATTGATTCTTGTAGAATCAGATTCTACAAATACACCATTGAATAAGGCTGGAATTACAGCAGGGTCTGGAAATCCATACTACTGCCCATACTTCTTCTATGGTACATACGCTCAACAACCAAGTGGTGGATGGTTTGCTACTGATTCGCAACCACGCCCAAGTGGTTCTGTGTGGTGGAAGACTTCATCTGTTGGTAACGGATTTAATCCTTCTATCAAGAAATACAATGCATCAACTGATACATGGGTTCCACAACAAGCACCTATGTTCCAAGTTTATACTAGCGCAATCACAGCACTAGATCCAGTTGGTGGCGGCGCAAACTTAACAGCAGGTCAATTGGTTGCAACTTACGCCGTAGCAGATACAACCTATAACGGTTTGCAAATTTCTACAGTAAACTTCCATAACGGAACAACAATTGCTTCTGCTACAGGAGACACCCCTACTGCTATTACAGGTTCGTTTACAATCACTGCATCCGGCATTGCTGGTGCAAGTAATACAGCCACAGTCCCTGCATTGTCGAGCGGTACAGCATCTGACTTTGTTACTGCGGTGTTGGCAGCAAACGTTCCTTATGTGACTGCTATTTTAAACAGCAACGGCACAGTTACAATTGAACATACACTAGGTGGTCAAATTACATTGACTAACGTTGGCACAGACACTCCATTGCAAAGTGCAGGTTTTAGACTAGATAATACTAGCTATAAGCCATTCCAGCGTGTGGGTTATACTGTTAACCCTATCACTAACACTGTAAGCATCAGTAACTTCCTGTCTGTAACAAGTAATACAGACTTCCAAAGTTCTACCCCAACAAGTGCCCCATCTGATGGAACATTGTGGTATTACAGCAATCCTGCTGATGTAGATATTATGATTAACACATCGGCAGGCTGGAAAGGATATCTAGGCGCTGGCACAGATAGCCGCGGTTATGTATTAGGCAATACTGATCCTAATGGTGTTATTGTATCTGCTTCTGTACCAGTTGCACAAAGCGATTCGTCATCGTTAGTTGCAGGCGATCTATGGCTAGATACTAGTGATTTAGCAAACTACCCAAGTCTAAACCGTTATAACGGAACTGCATGGGTAGCAATTGATAATACAGATCATGTGAGTTCAAATGGTATTATTTTTGCAGACGCACGTTGGTCGTCAGATGGTACTAGCGATCCGATTACAGATGATCTTCCATCGACTGTAAGTCTACTATCTAGCAACTATATTGATTTAGATGCGCCTAATTACAAATTGTATCCACGTGGAACATTGTTGTTTAACACACGCCGTAGCGGATATAACGTTAAGAAATTTGTAAGTAACTATTTTAATTCTACAAGTTTCCCAGCTGGTGCAAACTCACTAGGATATCCACCATCAACACCATCTGTTACAAACTCGTGGGTGAGTGATAGTGGATTAGATGAAAATGGTGTAATGAAGTCTGGATCTGCTGCACAACGAGCAATTGTTGTTGCTGCATTACAATCCGCAGTTGATAGTAACATTGATGTTCGTGAAGAAACATACAATTTCAATCTATTGGTTGCCCCAGGTTACCCAGAGTTAATTGATAACTTGGTTACACTAAACGATGATCGTGGTAGCACAGGTTTCATTATTGGTGATACCCCAATGACATTAACTCCTTCTGTTACAGATTTAACTGCATGGAGTAACAATACTGGTGCATGGGCTGGTACTGGTTTAGCTACAGCTAGCCCATACTTAGGTGTTTACTATCCAGCTGGTCTAACTAATGACCTAGCAGGCAACACTGTTGCGGTTCCAGCAAGCCACGCAGCATTGCGTACATTCTTGTACAATGACAATGTAAGCTATCAATGGTTTGCACCAGCTGGTGTACACCGTGGATTGGTAAGCAACTTAAGTGATATTGGTTATGTAGATAGCACAAGTGGCTCATTTATTCACAATGGCATCAACCAAGGCTTGCGTGATGCACTATACACATTGAATATTAACCCAATTACACAATTGCCTGGCACAGGTTTGGTAATTTGGGGACAAGAAACACGTAGTGGTGATACAACATCTAGAAACAAAATTAACGTTGTTCGTCTAGAGAACTATCTGCGTACAGTGTTTAAAACAATTAGCAACGGTTTCTTATTTGAGCCTAATGACACAGTAACAAGAAAAACTATTGCCCGTCAAATTGAAAGTGCATTGCATGATGTACTAAGCAAGCGCGGTCTATATGACTTCTTGGTAATATGTGATACAAACAACAACCCACCTAGCGCAATTGCAAATGATCAACTATATGTTGACGTAGCAGTTGAACCAATGCGTGATGTTGAGTTTATTTACATTCCTATAGCTTTGTACAATCCTGGCACAATCGCTAATTTAGGGGCTTCTAATACCTAATCGAATTAGATAAATAAGAATAACAGGAGAATAACAAATGGCAACAGGATCATTAAGCAAATTTACAGTGCCTCTAGCAAATAACCAAAGCTCAGAGAGCCAGGGTTTGTTGATGCCAAAATTAAAGTATCGTTTTCGTGCAACATTTACTAATTTTGGTGTATCAAACGAAACGAACGAGTTAACTAAACAAGTTGTGGATATTAAGCGTCCGAACGTAAACTTCAACCCAATTACAATTGATGTTTACAACAGCAAAGTATATCTACAAGGTAAACCAGAATGGCAAGAAACAACCGTA